CCAAAGAGAATCTGGTTACGTATAAAGACGTATCATTCTCTGGCGATGGCGTGACCCGTAAAGAAGATGCTTATGCGCAGAACGCGCTGAAGCGACATGTATACAGTCCGCCACCAGAGACAAGCAACCAGCCTTTTGTCTGGTTTAAAATCGTGTCGCCGAATGACATTACAGAAGGGCCATTCCTCGTCACCTCATGGGAAGATGAAGCGCCGCATGATGATGTTGCTACGTGGTCCCTCGAAGCCTCAAGTGCTGGACTGGTAGAGGTGCGTGATGTTCCTGACGAAGTTATTATCGACACCCAGCCTGTTAATCAGGATCTGACTGCCGGTCAAACTCTCGTTCTGTCCGTTGCGGCTCATGCAACTGATGGCTCTACGCTGACGTATCAGTGGAAGAAAGCCGGTTCAAACGTAACAGGTGCAACTTCCGCGACGTACACTAAAACTGGCACGGTCACTGCGGATGCTGGCGATTACACCGTCGTTGTGACATCCACTACAGCGGGTAGTGTCACATCCAATGCGGCAACCGTCACAGTGGCAGCGGCACCATAAAATAAGGGGCTTCGGCCCCTCTAACTTACAGGGATGATATGGCAGCGATAACAGACATCGGGCAGGCAGAAATAAAGCTCGTCGGTCACACTTATTTTCTGAACCCGTCATTCCTGGCTATGACGCGCATCGGCACGCCTGAAGAGGTTGTTACGGCAATGGTGCACGTTCATGGCGGTCACTATCCGCAACATGAAATAAGAAACGAACAATTGCTGCAGGATACTCGCGCGGTTTGCTTTGCCAGAATGGTTAAGGCGGCAGCGCTGATAGTTCAATCCTGCTGTGAGGAAGATATATCTCACCTCGTGGGCGGTTATGCCTACACGCCACGCGGTAAGCTCGTCATGAAGAAGGGTTTCATGCCGCTTGAAGATGTTCTCACGCTGGCCCGGCACCTGATTAAACACGGCGTCATGGGCGATCAGGATAACGAAGATGTCGCGAAGGATGGAGAGTACACAAACCGCTTTGATGCCCGGTCATTCGTTTACCTGGCCGTTGCACATCTTAGCATGAGCGAATGCGAAGCCTGGAACATGACGATGACCAGTTTCCGCGCCGCCATGGAAGCAAAATACCCTCCACCGCCAAAGGCCAAAATCCCATCACAGAAAAACTATGACCAAGCGATGGATTGGGCGGAAAGACTGATGCAGCGCGACAACAACAGAAAACATTAAGCCCTTCGGGGCTTTTTTTATGCCCGGAGAAAACATGTCTGAGAACGTCGGCACAATCGAGTACACAGTCAAAGCAGACACGGCGGCATTACTTACAGCCGGTCGTTCGGTTGGCTCCATAAATAGCGACATGCAGCGGTCATTTGACAGAACGGATGCTTCGGTATCGACGTTAACCAGCTCATTTGGAAAGCTTAGCGCTGTAGCCACTGGGGTTATGGGGGCGCTGTCGGCGAACGAAGTCCTCAAATATGCAGACGCATGGACAACGCTGAATAACAAACTGGTCAACTCCGTTGGAGCTAATGAGCAGTTAATTGATGTCACAAACCGCGTATTCGACATTTCCCAACAAACCAGGACAAGTGTTGAGGCCACAGCGACCCTCTACGGCAGACTGGAGAAGGCTACACGCAAATACAATTTATCTGCTGAGCAAATGTCTCAGCTCACGACGACAATTAACAAAGGTCTTGTCGTGTCCGGCGCGACAACGGAAGAAGCCTCATCAGCAACCGTGCAGTTATCTCAGGCGCTGGCCTCCGGCGTTCTGCGCGGGGAAGAATTTAACTCTATTACGGAAAATGGAAGCCGACTGGCGCAGGCCCTGGCTGATTCTCTCGGTGTTGACATTGGGCAGCTTCGCTCAATGGCTGCGGCCGGGCAGTTAACTACTAAAGTTGTGGTCGATGGGCTCCTGAAGCAGGGCAATCAGATCGGCGCTGAGTTCGCTAAAACAACGCAGACAATTGGGCAGGCGTTTACCGTAGCCACAAACAACATCACCAAATTCGTTGGTGAGTCATCCACTGTACAGTCAACAGTGGCAGGGATTAGCACGGCGGTCGTAACGGTCAGTGAAAATCTCGACACGTTGTCCAACGTGTTTGTCGCACTGGCGGCAGTGATGGGATCGCGATTTGTTGGTGCTCTGGCTGCATCTACAGTCGCAATGACAAAGAATGCAATAGCCTCCGCTACGCAAGCAAAGGCCGCTACGGAATCCGCCAAGGCATCAGCGTTGGATGCAGCATCAAAGTTGCGGGCGGCTCAGGCTGATAAAGGTGCAGCCATATCAGCACTTAATCTTGCTCAGGCGCAGTTGAATGTAATAAAGCAAACAAATGCGGAGTCCACGGCTGAAGTACGGCTTGCGCAGGCCCAAGCAGAAAGCACGAGAACAAGTATTGCCCTCCTTGAATCAGAGAAAGCACTCGAAGTACAAAGGCTCAAAGCGCAAATCACAGATAAGGGAAGAATTGCTACCTCAACAAGGATGGCGGAGTTGCAGCAGGCTAGTGCAGCGTTGACCACCAGACTAGCCACACAAGAAGCAGCTGCAGAGGCTGCCAAGGCGGCAGCTATATCAACCGCAGAGAAAAATGTATCTGCTGCCAGACTGGCTGCAGCTGATGCAACAGGTGCGGCTACCTTGGCAAACGGAAGATATATTGCTTCACAAGAGGCAGTAGTAGTTGCAAGTAGAGCGTCCTCAGTTGCTGTAACTGCCCTCAAGGGAGCAATGTCGTTGTTAGGTGGACCTGCTGGAGTCGTGATGATTGCAGCGGTTGCTATGTACTCATGGTATCAAAGTGCACAGCAAGCCAAAGAAGAGGCGATATCGCTGGCTGATAACGTCGACTCGTTGACTGAGTCATATACGAAGCTAAACCATGCACAACTGGAAGGGACTCAGGCCAAGCTGGAAGAGTCGGTTCTGGCGCAAAAAGATGCCATCACTGACCTGCAGGGAACAGTAGAAGACACTGCTCGAGTGATGGAAATCTACAAAAAGGTTCTCGACAATACCAGTCAGGATAGCCCGACATACACTCGTGCCCAGCAGAATTATGAGCAGGCAGTGCGCGACAACAAGGTTGCAGTTGCAGACCTGGATACTGCGCAAGGCAAGTTAGCCAAAACCGGTGGATTGTTAGAAAAGGTCAACGAGCGTCTTGCTGGCGGGCTGGATATTCTTTCTCAAAAGGCGCAGCAACTTAAAGCTGATTTGACCGCTATATCTCAGACGCCGGTAGAGTCAAGGAGCGCTAAAGGTGACGATCTGCTGAAGGACCTGCAGCAAGAAAGCGAACTGCTCAAAATCACAGACAAGCGCCAGAGGGCAATTGCCGCCTCAAGGCAACAGGCGCTGGAAAAAGGAGTCGAAGAGGGCTCGGCTCAGATTAAACAAATCGAAGCACAGGCCGGAGCTCTGTACGATCTGCAACAAGCCGAAAAAGCCGCATCCTCATCATCAAAAGCCTCAGGAGCCGCTGCAACAAAACAGGCCACGCAACAGGCAGCCATAACCCAAAAGCTCGAACAGATGAGGCAGAAGTCTGAAGTATCAGCTGATTCGACAAAAGAGTTGAGCCGAGAACAGGCAATTTTAACGGCTCAGCAATCCCTTGGTAATGCCGCTACAGAGCAACAAATTAAGTTGGCTGGGGAATACGCAGCTAAGACTTGGGATGCGACAAACGCGGTAAAAGCCAGGCAGGAGGCAGAGCAGGGCCAGAAGTTTGCTAAGCAAGAAATAGCGCAGACACAATCTACAGCTGACCCTATAACTGGCGAAGTTGCCGATCCGACCGCTGCCATTGACCTTCAGGAACAGCAAAAGCTCGCAACCGTGGCGAAGTATCAGGCTTTAGATGTTCAGAATACGCAATTGTATGAGGACACAAAAACCGCGATACAAGCGAGAGCATCAGCAGAACGCGAAAAGATACTGCTCGATGAATCAAATAAACAGGCAATGCAGACAAGCCAGTTGATCGGCATTGCCGCGTCGAGTTTTGACTCTTTGGCGAGCGTAATAGCGGCATCAGGTGGCGAGACAAGCGCAGCATATAAAGCGATATTCGCGATAAGTAAGGGGTTCGCTATTGCGCAGGCATCACTCAACATGATGACCGCCGTATCGAATGCTCTCGCGCTTCCATTCCCTGCGAATATCCCTGCCATGGCATCGGCTGCAGCAGCAGGCGCACAGATTGCGTCTTCCATCAGCGGGATGAGCTACAGCGGTGGTCGTCGTTATGGCGGCACAACTTCATCAGGGAATATGTACCGGGTGAACGAATCCGGCGAGCCAGAGATGTTCCAGTCCAGCGGCGGCAAGCAGTACATGATGCCCACCACAAGCGGAAAGGTTGTTCCGGCGAGCGATGTTGGAGGTGGCGGTTCTTCTTCACCGGTAAACGTAGTCATCAACAACATGGCAAACGGTACAACCGTAGAGAATCAGGGCTACAACCCTGACACGAAGACCATCACGCTTGCAGTTAAAGAGGTGGCCCGTCAGCTCCGAACCAGAACAGGCGACGTATCGAGGGCGCTGGGTGAGGGCTGGAACACAACAGGGAAATCCCAATAATGGCAACAGACATCAAGTGGCCGTTAGGGCTGCAGACAATCCTCAAAAGCGGCAAGGCACGCAATCAGCTTGCTGCATTCCAGATGGCAGATCCGAGAAGTGGGCCTCCATATCGCAAGCGACTGAGTGACGACGTTCCGGTTATCTGGGACGTCACATTCAAGTTCAAAGGCGATGATGCTACTATCTTCTGGTCGTGGTTCGAGAATGCTATCGACAGGGGGCGCAAGAACTTCATCCTCCCTATCCGCACTGAGTTCGAGTTAGTAGACCATGAGGTGATGTTCCTTCCCGATACTCTATTGCCGGTGAGTGAAGAAAGTGACGTGTTCACGTATTCAGCGCAGGTTCTCGCACGGAAACTCATTATTCCAGACTGGTATCCTCCTGACATCTGGGTTGACCCTGACATCTTTAAGCAACGCAACATTCTCGACCCAGCCGTTAACTGGTACTGGCCTAAGGACCCGTAATGCCCATTACAGACGAACAGAGAGCCTTCTGGAGCCAAAAGAACCCTGCAGCAGAGTTTGACACGATTACCTTTAATCACCCCGCATTCAGCGAACCAGTGCGGCTCGTGGCAAATGTCTACAGCGACATGACTTTCAACGGTAATTCATATCAGGCCTGCTCGATGGAGATTAACAAGCCAGAGCAGGGGAAAGACCCGATTAGCTCGATAGGGGTTAAGTTTTCAAGGCCGCAGGTTGGCGATGAGTTCAAGAAAATCATCCGGGAGATGGACCCGTTCGACTGGCTGGCATCGCCGATCACACTGACGCTTCAACAGTTCACGGAAGACGACGCCGACACCCCGATTCAGGACTGGACACTGTACGTCACAGAAGATGGAGTTCGTATTAGTCGCGACACGCTGCAGGTTCAGGCCTCAGATGACAACCCGATGATCCTAAATATGAGCCAGGTTTACGACCTCGACCGTTACCCGGGCCTCTCCTACGTGTAAGGCGTTCCAATGGATAAGAAAGAGTTTATAAGCCGATCGGTTGGCCTGCCGTGGATTGACCGTGCCTGTAGCTGGGCAGCGATGGACTGCTGGGGTGTGGTGGTGATGTATTTCCGCTACGTATATGGAGAGGAGCTGCCATGCGTTGAGGGCTACCACACTGGCGAAACCTCAATAATCGACGGATTTAGTTCGCAGATTGAGAGCGGTAAGTGGCGGCAGGTCGATTGCCCTGACGGTGATTGCATTGCATTCATGCTGTTTAAGCAGGGAGTGGCCTCACATGTTGGCGTGATTGTAGACGGGAAATACGCGTTACATTCAGCTGGAAATGCCAACTACGAAGGGCAGGTAAGATGCGACAAGCTCGATGTGTTCAGGCGCTA